CTATGTGAATGGTACGGAGACTAGCCTCGAACCACTGCGTGAATTGTTGGAGAACCATCAAGATAATTTCCTGCCTCAGTTACGTGTGGAGTGGGAAGATATATCTCTTGAGTCATTACTAGCTAAGAATGCTTTGGAGACTAGATGGTCATTCAACATTCCTACGCTTGCACGTAAGGTTCCGGGCATAAACGGTGGTCATCTTGTGGAGATTGGGGCAAGACCCAACACCGGCAAGACATCCTTTCACGCAAGTCTTGTGTGTGGTCCGGGTGGCTTCGCGGATCAGGGTGCAAAGTGTGTTGTACTTTGTAATGAGGAAGGCGCACACCGTGTTGGCGCTAGATACCTCACTGCTGCGTTGGGTAAGGACGTACACAACATCAGCCAGAATAAAGAGACTGCACTACAGAAGTGGCAGATGATGAAGGATCGTGTCTACATTAAGGACTCAACAGGCAAAGATATGGCGTGGGTTGAGACACTATGTAAGACATTCAAGCCGGACGTACTCATACTGGATATGGGTGACAAGTTCGCTAAGACGGGTGGCTTCGCTCGTATGGATGAAGCACTGAAGGCTAACGCAATCTATGCTCGACAGATAGCTAAGATGTATGACTGTGCAGTCCTCTATATGTCTCAGCTATCAGCAGAAGCAGAAAATAAAGTCGTACTCAATCAGAGTATGATGGAAGGCAGTAGGACGGGTAAAGCAGCGGAAGCTGATCTCATGTTACTTATTGCTAAGAACCCTCCCGTTGAGGGGCAGGACGAAGAAGACACACAGCGTCATCTTAACGTAGTTAAAAACAAGTTGACGGGGTGGCACGGCATAGTGCATTGTGACCTCGACTATAAAGTTGGTCGCTACACAGCATAACGGAGAACACTAATGGCTGAACGAACTACCGCAACTAAGATACCCCGCCTACGTCAACTGTATGACCCACCAACGAGAGTTCGTGTGATAACGACGGGAGTAAATCCAAAGAGTGACCAACCCGAAAGTCTCACTATAGATAATGTATCTTCTATGGTTTATGCTGATAAGGGCATTCAACTATCTATTCCAAATGATAATGTAGTGTTCATTAGGTGGGACACAGTTAAGTTCTTTTCTACGGAGAATATGGATGGCTGATTTCTCACTGAGTTCACGATCAAAAAAGAATCTTGAGGGCGTCAATCCTGATCTAGTTGCTGTAGTAAAGGGTGCCATCCTTCTTACGAAGGTAGACTTCGGAGTTATTGAAGGTGTACGAACACTGTCTAGACAGAAGGAGCTTGTCGCATCTGGTGCATCACAGACAATGAAGTCTCGCCATCTTACGGGAGACGCAGTGGACCTAATGTGTTACGTAGGTTCACGGGGATCGTGGGAACTTAACCTGTATGATGACATTGCAGACGCAATGAAGGAGGCAGCAATCGAACAGGGCGTAGGTATCTGTTGGGGTGCAGCGTGGACTGTGCCTGACATTCGTGTGTGGGAAGGCAGTATGGAGGACGCTATGAACTCCTACGTAGATAAGCGTAGATCAGAAGGCAGAAGACCCTTCATTGATGCGCCGCATTTTCAACTGGCATAATTACATGACTAACCCTTTCTGGAAAGAGGTAGACAGTGCTGCGTGGATTAAGGAAGGCAGTCAGAAGCTATACTACGTAGACGTTCCCGTAGGTTGGAAGTATGGCTTTCCTAAAGCTATACCTAACAACGGCATTGACTCTGTGTCAGACATATACGAATGGGTGGTAGCCAACGGCTATCCCAAAGAAGAGATGAATAGATTAGGTTCGTCCTTCTACATTCGTATGTGGACATACATCACACCAGAAAGTAAGTCTCCGTAGCTCAGTCGGATAGAGCAACAGCCTTCTAAGCTGTGGGTCATAGGTTCGAGTCCTATCGGGGACGCCAACAACTAAAAGAGAAAGAAGCAATGTCAAGTGAATCCTTTCTATATATTTGGTATGATGCACCTAATAAGAAATATTATTTAGGTAAACATAAAGGTTCTCCAGATGATTCGTATACACATTCATCAACTGTGTGGGAATCCTTCACCAAAAGCACCATTCCAGATGGTGTAAGGAGGCGTATACTTGCATACGGAACTGATGAGGAGATGACTAAACTGGAACATAATCTACTCCTGAACAGGAGACAAAAATGTTGGGATCGCTATTATATGTGTCGGCAGGATGGCCTCTATTGTTTGACATTAGTGGTACAAATAACCCTATGTATGGTAGAAAGCATTCAGAAGAGACTAGAAAGAAGCTAAGTGAAGTAAATAAAGGTAAAAAACATTCAGAAGAGTCTAGAAAGAAGCTAAGTGAAGTAAATAAAGGTAAAAAACATTCAGAAGAGTCTAAAAAGAAGATGAGTGAAGTACAGAAAGGTAAAAAAGTTTCAGAAGAGACTAGAAAGAGGATGAGTGAAGCACATAAAGGTAAAAAACATTCAGAAGAGACTAGAAAGAGGATGAGTGAAGCAAATAAAGGTAGAAAACATTCAGAAGAGTCTAAAAAGAAGATGAGGGCGTATTGGCAGACTCAAACAGAAAAGTATAAAAGTAAAAGAATGCAGATTGTGGCTAATGCAAGATGGAAAAAACATAGAGAAATGAAGGAACAGGCAAATGTCTGAAGTAAAATTAGCGAGCTTCACACGGGCAGTAGAAGGGCAATCGGTAAACGAAAATCTAGTTGATCTTGTCGCCTACTATGCCCGTGTGTCGAACCCAACGTCTCAAATTAGTGGTATCAATAATGAGAAACTTATTCGCTATCTAATTAGAAACAAACACTGGTCGCCATTCGAGATGGCTAATGTGTGTCTTGATGTTGTTAGTACAAGAGACATAACTAGACAACTGATACGACATAAATCGTTTTCTCTACAGGAGTTTTCTCAACGGTATGCAGCCACTGAAACTGTTGCTGAGTACAGAGAAACACGTATACAAGATGTTGTTAATCGGCAAAACTCCTTTCCTAACGGTGATGCAGCAACGGAAGGGTGGTGGTGGAGCGCACAAACAGAGGTAGAAAATCTTACGTTCAGTCTCTACGATCAAGCATTGAAAATGAATATAGCCAAAGAGCAAGCAAGAGCATTGCTGCCGGAGGGCTTGACACGGACTAGACTATATGTAAATGGTACACTACGTAGTTGGATTCACTACGTGGAATTACGTACTGACCCTTCCACTCAGAAGGAGCATCGCATACTAGCCACTCAGTGTGCAATTGAAATTGCTAAAGTCTTTCCAATGATAATGGAGTTCGTACATGAGCAAGAGCGTAAAAAAGATTAACATCGAAACTTACGTGGATATAAATCCTGCGGGAGACTTCGACGTTATAGTATATATTGGAGATGGTGATCCCACTGTGGAGGGGTCTATATCCTTCAAGTCAATATTGGAGGAATTGTGTAGTCATACAGACATTGAGAAGAGGGCAAAGATATTTGATATCATGCGCTCTCAAATGATCCCGTATGATAAAGAGAGAAAGGAAAGTTGAAAAATGCACGTAAATACTTCTCACATGCGAGAACAGTTGCACTCGCTTCTGAAGGGGTTGGCGGTAGCAGCAGTACTCGCTTCCGTCTGGGCGCTGTTCTGGTTGATCGCTATATCGTATCGTCTGGGATAAATAGCTACAAGACACATCCCAGATTAAAAGGTCTAACTCAGTATCCATTTCTACATGCTGAACAACATGCGTTGTTTAAGTATGGCATTGAGAATGCTGCTGGGTTAGACCTATATGTGTGTAGAGTGATGGCTAACGGTAGGTTGGCTATGGCTAGACCCTGTTATGTTTGTATGCACTTTATTAAAACAGCAGGACTAAACAAAGTGTACTATAGCATCAATCAAAATAGGTACGGCCTATATGATGTAGCAACAGGAGATACACAAATATGTCACCTCAGGTAGAAATGTTATATAACTTGAGTACCCTGATTAGGCATCAGCAAACTAAAGGTGATGGTTTTAGTCAGGAAGAGATGATGCGTTTATGGCAGTCATATCAAAACCTCATTGACTTTTGGGATTTAATTCTACAGTATGATGAAGACGACAAGATTCATTAGGAGAG